GAACTATGCTGAGCGCTTTGGCGCTCTTAAGGCACAGTCCGACCGGCACGAGACGGCTTCCCCTTATGACACAGGGCATGCATTCTCGTCAGTTAAGTACGAACTGCAAGCAGACCGGATATCGGAGCGATACCGACAACCGGGCTTTGCAGGCTCCTACACTGACAATGCATTTGACGGGCACGTTTATAGTGTTCCGTCATACCACGAAATCAGCGGGCATACCTGGACGACTATGGACCCCCCCGATGTGGGGTATTACGGTCCAAAAGCGTTCAAGGCTACCCGTCCGACTGCTCCAACTGCTGATCTCGCTGTGGGTTTGGCAGAACTCAAAAGAGAGGGCTTGCCCTCTCGCAGAGACTTCACCGACGTCATCAACAAGGTGCGCGGAAGTCACAAGGGGATTAATCTTAACCCTGGTGACGCGTATCTTGCGGCTGAATTCGGCTGGAAGCCTCTTATACGAGATCTGACCGACACCCTGCATGCTGTTACGGAGGCAAAAGCCATCCTAAAACAGTACCAGCGGGACTCCGGAAAGAATATCCGGAGACAGTACGCCTTCCCTCCTCTCATTACTGTCGATGAACGGCCGTTGAGAACAGGTAGATTAGCCTGTTACTCAAATTCTACGGCCGGAGACGTAATGTTTCAAGGAGAGAACCCGTTTGGTTCCTTAAGGGAGACCATACAAACCGAAAGGTACGTGTGGTTTTCTGGAGCATTCTCGTATTATCTTCAGCAAGAGGGTACGAACCTTCTTGACAAGATGGACGAGTTCTCGCAGAAGGCCAATCGCCTTCTCGGGATCCGGATCACTCCGGAGGTGCTTTGGAACCTGGCGCCATGGTCGTGGCTGGTCGATTGGCAAGTGAACATTGGTGATAACATAGCCAATGCAACCGCTTTGTCGTCGGACGGTCTTGTGCTGCGCTACGGGTATCTGATGGTAACAACCATCACTACCCATTCCGCGGTGATTACTGGTCCAGTCACCCGATCTGGGAGAACTGGGCCGTGGGTCACCACCTGGAAACAAACCAGGAAGGAGCGCTTTCGTGCACAGCCTTACGGTTTTGGCTCTAATCCGGCTAGTTATACTAACCGGCAATGGGCCATTCTGGGAGCGTTGGGATTATCCCACACTCCCGGACACCTCATCGTGAAATGACTCGGTGAGGTTGCAGGGGCTTATCACCCCGACCGCAAAGCCTATCTGGCTTTGCTGCAGAGTCGGAAAGACCGGCTTTGCCCAACTGTAGAGGACAATGCCTGATGTTTTCCGAACCGCAGTCAGTGACCATTAGTGGTACTGCCCACTCTCTTCCGAGAGTGGCGAGTGGTGACTTTTCCGGCGCCTTTCAAAAGGACGACGGTACGGTCAAGCTCGACGTAGTGCATACGTTTGGTAAGCGTACGCGCTCCACTATTTCTCTGGCCCACCAGAAGACCGCTGCCGACCCACTGATCCCGGCTCAGAACGTTCCGTACAGCATGACAGTTCGTGTGCTGGTGGATCGTCCGAAGTACGGGTACACAGTGGCAGAGCAGAAGGCGGTCATCGACGGCTTCATCGCCGCTCTGAACGCCTCCTCTGGTGCTAACATCACCAAATTGCTTGGTGGTGAGAGCTGACACCGTCCCTCGATCTGTAGGGACGGAGTGGATCCGTGAATATCACGGAACCGGTGGTGAGGAACGTATCAGGCTACGTGTCCGCGACCTCTATTAAGGAGGCACGGTGCCGACGTCTCTAACGAGAGACACCGGTAGACTGATGTTGTTCCTACAGTCGGTCCTCATTGATTTGGGGACCTGGTGTGACATCTGCACCACCCGCGATTATCAAACTATCGCGGGACGTGTTGAACACGAAGGGATATCGTTCTTAACGATAACCCTGCCTAGCTTCGGAAAAGACTTCGAAAGAAGTCTCGACCTTGGCGAAGCGGCTCCTGACCTGTTTCCGGGTTTCCGGCGACAGGGAGGGCTCCCCCGATTTCTCGGAGGTTTCCTTGAGCTCGTGTTTGACCGAGAGTCCGGTCGATTGCTCCCTGAACCTAGCGTTGAGGCGATCCGGGCGGTGCGTCAGCTCACGCTGATGTTCGCCAAGATAAAGCTTCCGTGCACTCCTGCACGAGAGCGAGCCGCAATGCGAAAATACTGGGAGTGTGAGCAGGATGTACGTGAGACCATCAAAGCGATTGATCCTGTTGATCTTGATCAATTCGCTCGTATTGGTTCTCTGCTTTGGGCTGGGGTTCTCACTGACGTGGACTTGGAAATCCACCGAGGGAACATCGTCCCAAAGCACGGGCCCGGTGCCACAGCTGACAAGCTCCGCGGAAACGCGAAGTGGAATCAGCGCGAGTGGCCTGAGCGACTGGATCGAATCTTCCCTTCGGGAGAGAATCTCGTCCCCAGTTGGAGGCACTATCAGAGCCTCTCAGACGTACAATACCTCGAACCTGGTGCCGAAAGACCTACTAAGGTCATATCGGTGCCTAAGACTCTCAAGACTCCACGGATCATCGCCATCGAGCCTACGTGCATGCAATACATGCAGCAAGGCTTATTGGAAGCGATCCACAGGGCCGTCACTCGCGACAAGCGAGCTGGACGGCTTATCGGGTGGGCGAGCGCGGTGCCTAATCAGCACCTTGCTCGCCTTGGGTCTCGAAATGGAGACCTCGCCACACTGGATCTCAGTGAAGCGTCCGATAGAGTCTCGAATCAGCATGTACAACTCCTGTTACGAAATCACAGCCTCCTCTCGGAGGCAGTTGACTCGTGCAGAAGTCGGAAGGCTGATGTGCCTGGCCATGGTCTGATAGACCTCGCCAAGTTCGCGTCGATGGGTTCAGCTCTGACTTTTCCCATGGAGTCGATGGTCTTTATGACCATCGTCTTCTGTGCGGTAGAGAAAGAGCTCAATCACCGACTGACCCAACAGGACATAAATCGCCTGGTGGGGAAGGTGCGCTGCTACGGGGACGACATAGTCGTTCCTCGTCGCTTTGTCTACACGGTCATCCAATTGCTCGAGAGGCATGGCCTCTTGGTCAATAAAAGCAAGTCTTTCTGGACTGGGAAGTTCAGAGAGAGTTGTGGCAAGGAGTACTACGACGGGGCCGATGTTACATTGGCCCGAGTTCGTACCTTGCTACCGGGTGACCGTTTGCAGGTACCGGAGATTGAGTCTACTGCTGCCCTAAGAAACCACCTTTATTGGCGGGGACTGTGGAAAGCGGCGGCTCATCTCGACGACCTTATGGCCAGATTGATACCCTGGCCGGTTGTCGCAGAGACCTCTCCAATACTCGGACGCCACAGTGCACTGGGTTATGAAACCCAGCGCATCTGTCCTAAGCTACACCGCCCCTGGATTAAGGGTTGGAAAGCTAGGAGACTTCTTCCAGTTTCTAAACTGGAAGATGAGGGCGCCTTGATGAAGGTGCTGGTTAGCATGCATCGTCGGAGTCTATCATCGGAAGAGCATGCCGATGACAAGATCCTTATGATGCTGCGCGGCGAAGAGCCTATCGCTGACGACCAACATCTGGTACGTGCAGGACGTGCCCGTTCGGCCACACCCAAAACGGGATGGGGTCCCTCCTTCTAAGGAGGGGCTGTCAGGTTTAGAACCCTGACACTGGGAGCTAGTGC